CCAATTGCATTTGTAAATGACGGTGAGGGTGGCGTGGCGGGTGAAGACGCTCCTGTGTTGTGAATAATTGAGGAAGCATCTACCGCATGTATGGCACCCGCTTGGATATTCGAGGCAGCACCAGCAGAGATATTATGATTCCCACCCGCTTTTACATCAATGTTTCCCGCCACATTCAATCCAAAATTACCACCAACATTCAGTGACATATTACCAGCGGCTGTTAATACTAAATCGTCACCCGCATTAATTATGGCGGTGTCATGGACGTTAATCGTTGTTTTTCCATTAACTTCAATATCAAGTGTGTCAGCCACCTTAAGAGTTTTTGCGCCCTCGACACATACATGAGCATTGCCTATGATATGTACATAACCATTACGTTCAAGAATGGTGTAGTCATCACCCACTGTTCTTCGAACCATGGTACCGTTATGGTCGACTTCCCAGAATGTTCCTTTGGTGTGGTACGTATGAATACGTTCATTACCCGGAGTGTCGTCCCACTCTTGAATATGCCCGGCTTCTGTTTGCCAGACATGATTGAATGGATACTGGGCGTTGTACGGAGTCTTCGATTGATTCCAAGAGGGAAAAGCAGAGTTTGCGACAGAAACACCCCGATGCTCGGCCGACTCCTTAAAGTAAACAATCGTGTTACGAATATTTTCACGGCGAGCCAATCTGTTTGTGTCTGGCTCATTCAAGTGTGTTGTCAGTGGATACTTGTTATTGGGGTCCTTAAAGCCAAGCTGCCCATTGAAACGGCGTCTGGTGTATTGTGTTGTGGAAACACTTGCAGGATTAGATTCTGCGATACCCGCATCAGAATTGGCAATCGCGGTTTGTTCAGCCGCCATACTTTGCGGTGTCTCAACAAGAGACCCATCTTTTTGGGGAATGCCATTCTTGAGAAACAGCGCCTTTTCGGCTGCACGTCTTCGGGTCAGTCCATCTAATACTATGCCACCAGCTTTATTCCAGAGGAGAAATGCTTCGGCGCCAGACGCATAATCGCCTGAGTTGACAAGACGAACCACAGATGAAGTTGAAAACGCCGAACCACCTATATTATATGCGAGGGATACACAAGCATCAAACATTGATTGTGTTATGGGGGCGCGGAGTGATGATTTAACAGCAGGCTCAAAATCTGATTTAATTTTATTCCGAAGAAGTGTGTCCGCCTGCGCTTGCGAGATTGAACCGGTGGTAGGTGATACGGCTGAACCATCTGCCAATATAGTGGAACCATATCCAATTGTCCACACACCCGCGGAATCTTTATAGGGGTCTGCCCTATACTTTTCAATGTTTTTAATGAATGATATCGCGTCCTCAGAGACAGAAAATTCTCTGGCTGATTTCACAGGCAAATCATCGGAGACTGCCCGAAGGTCTGCAATAACTTCCTTGTCAGTCAGTGGTACTTGTGATTCCTCAGCTTGAACTTCAACGTTCGTCTCGGAATTCAGAAGCTCAAAGGATTCAAGAGGTGGTGTTAACGATTGAGGAGTACCACCGAATGTGCCTACAACAAATGGCATCTGTTGGTCGGGGTCTATAAACTGAATAGCAACCCATGTACCCTCAACTACACCCACTGGAGAATGCCCAATGCCCGTCATAGCACCAGACGTTGTTGGCTGAATTTTATATGCCCAAGGCAAATCTTCGGTGGGAAGAATAGCTTTGTCGTGAGTATGAAGACCCATAATACGGACCTTAACCCTTCCCAGTTTTAATGGGTCAAATCTATCTTCGACTACTCCGAGATAAAAGCTTGGTATTTTCTGTATATTCATAAAACTCTAAGATTTTCTCTTGACTTACCTATTGTAGGATGTTATAGTAACTGTGTTGGTAGAAATATATGAATTGGTATCACTTATAAAAGATATTAGTAATATTCTTCATGGGTCAGTGGGTTCTGAGAATGAACTGAACTGACCCATTAGTTTTCAGACACCAGACTATCTTTAGATAATTCCATATAGACCATATGAGATAGACCAGAGATAGAATGTGTCAGTGCTGTAATAAGATATCGACCAGACATTAGTTTATCAATAACATCAGTTTCTCCAGAAGAGATATTTGTATCTTTATAGACCAACAAATCAACAGTTCTTCCTACAGTATAATCAAATCGACCAAAGACCTGAATTGTGGTCTTGAGGGATTCAGACCTCTTGAGAAGAGAGAGGCGACGTATTCCATGGTCAATAGGCAGAACAGGAGTATTTGTATATAAGTCTTTATGAATGACTTGCGTTCTAAGTTGCCCATAGGGATGAAACTGAAGGCCTTCACCGAATGTTTCGATGGTATTCAGATTGACTTTCTTGTAATCATCTTTACCAACCCTTGCCGCAAAGTTTAGCCGTTTTGTTTCTATATCAAAATGATAGATAGAACCCCCATACATGCCATGGTGTAGTCTTTCTATATAGTCATAGAGGATTGGGGTTGACATATCAAGAACTTTTTGGTATTCAATATCAACATTTTCAATACTCTTTCCTTGCCGGGATGCTTGGTCTTTCTTGAAAAACTGTACTGGTGGTAGTGAATATAGTTTATCAAGAGAAGAGAACACAAGAGCATCTCCCGCCTCAAAGAAAACATAGTTCGGATTATTCACCTGATTGACAGCCCGTTTGGCACAATACATGATATTTTCAACCGGTGTCCAAAAGTTTGATGTATAAACATCTGCATTAGCGGTCTCTTCAATGAGAAGCGTTTTTGCACTTCTCAATCCAGGTGAGGTTGTAAGCAGTCTCCTCACCGTGTCAGATATTTTACCCCTGAATGTTTGTGATATGCGAGTATTCATGTCCACAACAGCCTCGGTGGACATGAAATGAAGTGTATACATGACATTCTTGACAGCGGCATTTTCACGCCCTTCCATCTTATACAAATGGAATACGTATTTTCTACGTACAAGTTCATCGTCACTCCCACCACCCATAGGTGTTTCGATATCAAGGAGAAATAGTTCTTCGCCAATCAATGGAAACAAATCACCAAGGGCATTCGTATCATAGAGCGACACGGAGCCAGTGATAAACGGGCACATAATCGATTCGTAAATTGTGAGATTTACAATCAAATTTGTGATATCAATGCGACCAGACTCCGCAACAATATTTGCGGAGTTTATTTTTACACTGCCCGGTTCAAATTTACCTGTGTTTGTGGTACCATCGCCCGCTGGGTCAGGAATATCTACAGCATCAAAATCACTCACATGATATCCTTATATGCTCGGAGAACTGCGGTCAACATTTTGCTACTTATGACTTTAATCTGGCGCTTTGCTTCGTTCTTTCGCACTTCATCATCATACGCATATACACCATAAGAATTGACAATTGAAGTCCTAACAGGATTTGGTAAGTCATTTAATTCCTCAGCGGTAAATAAAGCGGGATTGGATGTACCTTGCCCGTTCGCATTGGCATAACCAATAAGAGTGGACATAGCAGTTTCAACAGAACCATATTTGGCAATGATATATCTTTCAAATACATCAGCAGGCATAAGAAAATCTTTACGATAATCAAACATATTATTCAATAACATAAGCACCCAATTATAATGGGGTGAACCATATAGTTTTTCAGAAATAATATCCATTGTTTCACCATCACGAATATGGTAATAATCATATAAAGTAATGTTGTCAAGAATACTTTTCTTAAATCTAATATTAGTTGTTATATCAACTAATGTTACATATTCAGCCGGTCTTTTATAACCAGGTGGTGAAATAAGGAATCTAGTTCTTGGAAAGTTCTTAAAATACATTATTAAAACCCTTGCTTGATACTGTCTTTAGTATGAATACCAAGTTCTTTGAATTCAAGTGTTACGCGCATCATATTAGGAACACCGTTGTTATGTGTAACCCATAGTCCATCAGGAGTATAGTTAACAGACATGTTTGTTAATACGCATGTACCAACCTTGAAAATAAACTCATTTTCCGTACCTGCATCCGTGAAGAATGTAATATCAAATTCTGATGGATATACGAAGGTAAAGCGGTCATCGGCCAGGAATTCGGGATGCATATGATATTTTAATAGTTGAACAATATCACGGATTCTAATAGCTTCGGCGGCTGTTTTGGGATAAAAGAAATAATCGACCGTGAATGACCTAAAGTTGACACCCTGAAAAATCATTTCCTTCTTGGAGTTAGACGCAAGGCCAGTTGCGGATGAAATGGCACCAGAATTAACAGACCCAGCTAGTCCTAGGGCTGCACCCGCGAATGCCGAATTGACATTACTACCTGTTGGGCATTCCTTCCCCGATAATGCGTCTAAGACAGCNNGACAGCACTAGTTCCGCGAGCCATCAAGTCAAACATCATCATATCTGGCTGCCCATATTCCATACCATATGCAGTCATAAGCTGATTGGGCATAGGCAACTGAATAGCGGCTTTAAGACGTTTCGTTTCGCGTGTTGCTGTACCCGCGACCCGAAGAGGAATTGTTAGAAGAGCGCCAGTGGCCGCACCTTTAACGAATGCTCCAGCCACCTCACCAATATGATATGCTCCTCTTTCAGAGAATAGTTCGGCGAATCTTAATTTGCTGAATCCTGCTGATGCCGCGGCAGTAGTGGTAACTGTCGATGCAAGACTATCTCCTGTGTGATTCTTGAACGTCGCGCGGGCCTCAGTGGGTACAAGATTTCGTTTTGCTAGTTCATCCTCTTGGAGTTCTTCATAGAATACACCTGCCTGATTATAATCTTTTGATGTTTTCTGAACATTTATGTTAATGAGAACCCAAGAGCGGGCATATGTTTCTGCCCCATTACCAAACAAGTCGGCTGGATATGTTGTCATTTTAACATTATAGCGGTCAGTTTGTGCCCCGCCTTCCATAAATATTCCGTTAGTTTCTGGCATTTAATTTTTCCTGTGCTAAATAATTAGAGTTCTAATCTATTTAGTGAGTTTTAATGGCAAGGAAAACTGAAATGATTAATTGTAAGATTTGTGATTTTGGGGTAAAAGACTACCGGGCATTAGCAATACACTTGTATTTTTCACATAAACCCATAACACAATTGGACTATTATGAAATGTATGTGGGACCACACCCAGTATGCGAATGTGGTAATCAGCTACCCTTTATAAACCTAACAAAAGGGCATAAGAATAATTGTTCCAGAACATGTGCGATAAAAAAGCAATGGATGTCATTTGAGAGAAAAGAGAACCAAAGAAAACGTTTACTAAACAATACTATGTCTAGAGGAAGACCAAAGGGAAGCAAGAATAGGTTGCCCTATATAATAAGTGACAATGAATTGAGAAGGAGAATAAATATATTTCAAAAGATACAATATGTTGTATCTGATGATTATATATTAGAAAGACATGTTTATGATTCAATAAACAACGTGTTTCATATAAAAGGTAATTATGATAAAGAAGTCGAAATATATACAAGGACTATACAAGCCAATAAATCCCAAGAAGTATAATGGTGATATTACCAATATAGTTTATAGGTCATCCTGGGAGAAGAGATTTTTTCATTGGTGTGATGAAAATTCAGCTATTATTTCCTGGTCAAGTGAAGAAGTAATTGTACCATATTTTCATTATATTGACAAAAAGTATCACAGATACTTCGTGGATGCAAGAATTACAATACAGGATATAAACGGCAATCTTGAAACATTTCTGGTTGAGATTAAACCATACGCACAAACACAAAAGCCCAAGTATCCAGGCAAAACAACAAAGAGATACTTGACCGAAGTTCAAACCTATGTGAAGAACAGAAGTAAATGGGCTGCGGCCGAACAATACGCAAAAGACCGAGGCATGAAGTTTATCATTCTCACAGAACATCATTTAGGAATAACAAAGTAATGTCTTCACGACAAAAAGAAGATATCATTCTCGAAACAAAAATATATCATTATGATATGGATGGCGGCAAAAAGTATTCAAGTCTGATTGATATGTTTGATGTACCAGAGAACGCAAAGCGGTTTAGCGTCTCCGTAGATATGGATTATGGCACAATTACATGTATGGTTTTTCCTATAAGGGAGAAGACAGATGGCCGTTAAAAGTCCACTAGAACGAATTCTTGATAAAAATCACGTTGAATTAAATCAGCTTCGAAAGGCTTCCCTTGGTTGGTTCCATGGTCAAGTCGAAGGTATGCGTGGTATAATGTCAACCAGAAGCCCCCAAAATCTTATGCGAGGAGACCAATCTCGCAAAACATCCAAGATTGTACCGGGCAACATGTACATGTATATTTACGACCCAAAGCATAAAGAAACACTGCCGTATTATGACACCTTCCCACTTGTATTTCCTTTTCATGAAGTCAAGGGTGGTTTCTATGGCATCAATATTCATTATCTTCCCTATACACTGCGGGCCCAATTACTATCTTCATTGATGGAATTGAATACAGGCATGGGTACTGCGGGTAGACAACTTAATATAAACTGGGCTAAATTGTCGAATATATCAAAACATCACCTCGTTAAACCATGCGTGAAGCATTATCTTTATCCACATGTTATGTCTCCATTTAAGAGAATTGACCAAAAAGATTGGGCAACTGTAATGCTTCTACCAGCCGAGAAGTTTGAGAAACAGAATATGCTCCAAGTATGGGCTGAATCCATTAAGAAGATTAGGTAATTCATGGCAAACTTTAAGTATAGCGATTTCGTTTCATATGTTAAAAAAGATGGTCTAGCCCGCCAAAACAGATTTATGATAGACATATCTGTGCCGCAAGCTATGGTCGAATATCAATATTGGCCCATCTTACTTCTTTGTAAGGGGGTTTCTCTTCCATCTGTCAATGTGTCATCCCAGCCCGTTCGACTGACGGGTGAAGTGTTTGAAGCTCCATATGACAGAGTATTTTCGGGTTGTGCAATGTCATTCTATGTGGACAGAAAAATGTCTGTCAAGATGTTCTTTGATGTTTGGATTAACAAGATACAAAATACAAACACCCGTATCATGGGTTATTATGGAGACTTCGTAGCACCCAAAATAACAATCACAATTCTTGATAAAAGCGAGTTCAATGCTCCATATCAAATTGAACTATTTCGGGCCTATCCAAAATCAATTGGTACTGTAATGCTTGACCAAACAGCCACGGATATGATGCTCCTAGATGTTCAGTTTGAGTATCAATATTATAGAACAATTGGTGAAGTTGGTGACCGAGTAGTAACATCCGATGAACCAGGTAGAGCAACACCCATTACACAAACAGTGGTAAGTTCATTAAACAATAAGGCGCAGAATATTCTTATGCGGTATTATGGAGAAACTCCTACGTCCACACTAACTCCCATGATACAACAGTCAAATACACTTGTTTCTGGTGCAAATAGTTTTATTAGGGCTAATGCAGATGAAGCACTCATGAAGAGTGTTAATGGTATTAATGGGCAAGTTGGTATTGCAACCGACCAGTTGATTAATAACTTCCCCGCGGGTTCATTTCCAAGTAATGATATATCAGCATCTAAAGTTAATCCTGCAATGGGGGCATTTGGTAATACTGCAACAACTGTATTAACAAAAAGTATTTCTTATATGAAGGAATCGGCGGCCTCTGTTATTAATACAGCCGTTATGGCAACAATATCAGGCGGTGCTATACCCGATATGGAAACTATAACAAGTATTGCTAATTCTGATTTGCAGCAACAACGACCATAACTGCGAATGAACCCGCTCAAAATGTGAATAAGACTGTTGCTGTTATGGCAGAAACAGAAACAATAACAAAGAATGAAGCAACTGTTGCAATTAATACAACGGCTGATGCTTCCACATTAGCATTAAATCGGGCGTTAACATCGATAGTATGAGTCCAAACAAGCAACCACAAAATACAGACTATATAAAAGCAGATGAAACCTGGTTAAATACACATTGGCGTCCGACGATGGGATGGACGTATATTGCGATATGTATATTTGATTTCATTGTTGCACCAATATTTACATTCTGGTTTTTTGGAAAAACGGGTGCGGAATTTGTTGCTTGGAAAGCTCTTACAATGTCCGAGGGTGGTTTGTTTCACATTTCAATGGGCGCAATTTTGGGTATAACGGCTTGGAGTAGAGGCCAAGAGAAAATGACAAGGTATAGATATGGCGGATATAGCGACGACAATGGCAGAGAAGATTATGCGGAACATGGTCAAGGATACAGAGACTACAGAAACTTCCAAGACACCGCAGACTATCGAGATTACAGAGACACCGCAGACTATCGGGACTCCATCGGAAAAAATGGATAATTCCCTTTCGGAAGTATTTGGTACCAACCCTATGGTTCCATCACAGCCTCAGTCTCGACCGCAGCAAACTAAACAGATTGGTCCACCAAATGTTATCAAGCCTTCGTCCAAT